ACGTCCCGGTTCCGGTCCAGACGCACCGGACGAACTGGTTGATGGTTGTGGGAGCGATGACGAGTCGTTGCTGGTTGTACGCCACCGATGTGGTGGAGAAGGTGGCGAACGTCGTATAGGTGCCGTTCGTCGTGGTGGCGGACGAGAGGGTGACCGCCAGCGACGCCGCTGACGCTCCGACCATCAGGTAGGCGGAACCACCAGCAGTGGTCGCCGCCCCATCGTCGAAGCCGGTGGACACCGACGGGTTCGTTCCGCCAGCACCCTCAGCCTCGTAGGCGTGGACCAGCCGGCCCCGCTCCAGCCCCACATCGGACATGGCCCCCCACGAGAAGGAGCCGGCGTCGCCGACGTCGGTGGTCATCTCGTAGGAGTTCGGCCAGGCGGCGTACCCGTAGCCGAAGGACCCTTCGACGTTGCCCTGCGGGGCGTACAGCAGGTAGGCGTAGTTCGTGGACTGGAATGCGCCGGCCGGGCCGAAGAGTTCATCGGACGCGCCGGCCGCGCCGTCAATGTAGCCCTGAAGGTTGACGTTCGCTCCGAGCAGCCCGGTCACGGACTGCTTGTAGGTGCCGCCCATCACGTCAACGCTGGCGGTGTCCAGTTCGCTGGCCGCGCTGACGGACCGGACGAACCCGGACACGTCCCGCCCGTTGAGGAACACCTTGGCTTTGGAGCCATGCATGAATGGCATCAGCCGTCACCTGCTTCCGAGGCGTTGTCGTCGCCGGTCGGGGTGGAGCCGTCGACCAGTTCGATCTGCTCCTGCTCGAGCAGCCACTTGATGTCTGTGGGGGGGATGTCGTCGACCACGTCACCGGTCGCCCTGATCCGGCGCTTCCCGTCCTTGATCGACGGGTAGTCCAGGCCAAGGCCGATGACCCGGTACTGCTTCGACTCGGTCTTGGTCACGGTCGCTCCTTCAGCGCGGCGTAGTTGACGGCGAAGCGTGGTCGCTCGTGCTCGTCTTTCGGCAGGGGGTGTGGCGTGTCCTGAGCCATGATCCTGTCGGCCCACGCGACTGACGTCACTGCATCGAGAGCGGTCAGCACATCATCGGCGTGCTGCCTAGCGGAAGCGTAACCGGTCGCCCGAGTGACCACCTGGAACCGCGCCGTTTCAAGCCTGGCGGGTCCGCCTCCGAGGAAGTGCTCAAGTTCTCCGGGGTACTCGTAGATCCCGCACGCCACGTCCGGGGTGTCGCCCATCTCCCCGATGAACACGTTGCTCGAGGTCCAGGGCGCTCCGAGCGCGACGATGAAGGTTTGGACCTCTTCGGCCAGGGTGGTCATGCGGTGAAACTCCGGGTCAGCGCCCCGGCGACGTACTGCTTGATCGTCTGCCCGGCCGCGGCCTCAGCAAGGCGGTACGCCGTCTCGACGAACTTGGCCTGCGTGGGCGGGGCGTGCTTGTTCTCGAGGATCTCGTGAACGTAGACGGCGTAGTCGACGAACCTTGGGTAGGACGCCCCGCCGTACAGGACCGACCCGCGGTACTGCCACTTCCCCACCCGCAGGAAGTGCGTGCGCCCGGTCCGCTTCAGGGCACCCGTCTCGACGGGGACCAGGATCTGACTGACCCCGAACGCCTGGTTCGTCAGCCGGCGCACCCCACGCGCCGCGGCTGACTGGACCCCGTCCGCTGACCGGATCATGCGGGCGTTCAGTTGCGCCTGCCCCGTGAACCGGATGGTGACTGCTCGGGCTGCCATCACCCCTCCAGTTGGTAGGTCTGGTGGTGGACACCGAACTCGTCGTACTCGGTGGTGACCGCCACAACCGTGGGGGTCGTCCCGTCCGGCAGCGTGACCACGTCGGTGTCGCGAAGTTCCCCTTGAGCGTCGACGATGAGCCGCGCCGACACGATCCGCTCTTCACCCTCGAGGGATCGCAGCCTGCGGTTGATCGGCTCAAGCCTGGCCCGGTACTCCACGGGCGACCCGAGCGTCGGTTCGTTGTACTTGTTGACGGCGGTGCGCTTGCGGACCTGAATGGTCAGCGGCATCAACTCGAGGAACTCGCGGGCGAGCGCCATCGGTCAGCCCAGCCGCGAGTCGGTGAAGGTGCCGGGGTGGTCCATGAAGCCTTCGTCGAAGGTGTCGGGCACCAGCGAGTCGTCGGCGTCCTTGCTGTCCTTCTCGGCGTGCGCGATGCCGAACACTAGGGGGCCGGCCCCACCGGCTGCGACAGCCTCCGGGGACCGGGATTGCTTGCGGAGCCGGGCCGCGGTGTCCGCGAACTGCTGAGTCATCTGCGAGTAGTTGATCGTCAGCGACCCGACGGTCCGGTCGATCCGCCCCGCGTACTTCGCGGCCAACTGCTCGCACGCCTGCGCGGCTGCCGTCTCGACGTCGTACTTGCCGAGCAAGTAGGCGATCTCTTCGTCGCTCATGTGGGGGAGGTCCTGGTCGGTGTCCCCCATGAGGAACCGGACCTCATCCTTCGGTGAAGCCGACGGGTCTGTGTAGGTCCACGCCACTGGCGGGCCTCCTACTCGTCGTCGGTGGCCGAGGCCAGCGTGTCCAACTGGGCGAGCAGCGTGCTGCGCTGCTTGCCGGCGCTCTCCGCGGCGTAGACCGCTTCGAAGTCGTCGGGGTTGGCTTCGAGGTGCTCCAGCACCTCAGCGACGGTGTGGTCTGCAGGGTCGAACGCCTCAGCCTCAGCGTCGCCCTCACCAGCGTCAGCGGCGTCGTCGCCGGCTTCCCCGGTGTCCGCGTCGCCCTCGGGGGCATCCGACCCTTCAGCAGGCTCACCGTCACCGTCGGGAAGGGGTGCCGGCTCGCCGCCCTCGTGGTTGCCGGCGTCCGACTCAGGTGAAGCCTGAGCCTCCGCGATGTCGTCCTGCAACAGCCCCCACAGGACGGGGTTCATCCGGAGATTGGGACGGGTCGGCACCTCGGTGCCTTCGCCGTCCAGCAGGTTGATCCGCCCGGCCTCGATCAGCGCGTGGACTCGGGGGATCAGCAGAGCGAAGTGGGAGACGTCGTCACCCGGCTGGTAGTCCTCACCTTCATGCCGCAACTTCACGGCTGCGAGGTACGTCAGGTTAGGCACGACGCCTCTCCACTTCGCTCGATGCTGCTTGCTGGTCCGGTCAGGAGATCGCGTCGCCGAAGAACGACCCGACGTCGGCGGCGACCAGTTTCTGGTCGTACGCCATGTCGATCTCGATCCGGTCGGACGACAGTTCCTCCATGCGGAACTTCTTGATGCGGCCACCGTGAGCGCCGGCTCCGAGGAGACCGGTCCAGGTGAAGGTGTAGCCACCCGACGGCATCTGCAGCGAGGGGCTGGGCGCTGAGTAGACCAGCAGCGCGCCCTTCGTGTTGATGATGTAGTCGATGGCGTCCGTTCCCTCTTCTGGGCCGGTGTTCTGCACGCCTCGCGCAACCAGCACCCGCTCGAGGTCGAACAGGCTCGCGAGCATCTCGCGAGTGATCTGACCCTTCTGCGTGTACTTGATGCGGTCGAGGATCGCCGGGTTGTTCCGCAGGGCGTTGTAGACCCGAGGGGACAGCACCAGCGTGTTCGGCAGGTAGCCGGTCTTGGACTCGATGTTCACCGACTCGTCAGCGATGTCGCTGATCGGGTCTGACGTGGCCTCATCCCACCGCTTGAACTGGCCTGCGGTCGGGGTGCCGGTGACGCCAGCGAGGTCGGTGCCCCACTTGCCGGTCCCGAAGTAGGCCGCTGCCCAGTCGATGTCCCGCTTGATCAGGCCCTGCTGCGTCACCCAGATGGTGGCGTCGCGGTCCTGGTTCAGCGGCTCATCGCTGTTGGCGCGGGTGTCGTCGTCGATGTCCTTGTGGACGGACTTCTTGGAGCAGAAGTACGTCGGCGTGGAGTCGAGTCGGTACCCGCCACCTGCGGAGGGAGTGCCCGGTGCCCGCAACTTCATCTCCGACCGGAAGAAGTCTCCCTTGTCGTAGGTGAAGTACCGGTCTGACTGCTTGGCGACCGGGATCGGGGGGAACACCTTGTCCGCGACGAAACTGTCGGCGGACTGGAAGTACGCCACCGACATGTTCGTCAGGGGCCGATTGACGTGAACGTCTTGAACTGCTGGGTTCGGCATCGCTCAGACCTCCTAGGCTGCCGTCGTCGGGACAGCGCCCGCGTGGGTGATGAGGATGGAGCCGATCGCCCCGGCCACCGCCGCCTCGACACAGATGCCGAGAACGTGCGATCCGACCAGGGGATCCGATGCCGCACCTGCGTCGGACGTGTTCGTGGTGCCGGCAGCGGCTACCACAATCCGTCCGTCGGCTGCGGTCTTGACGTACTGGCCCTCGTCGATACCACCGGTACCGGCAAGCACCTTGCTCACGCCGCCGACCGCGACCTGCGCGACTCGACCAGCGGCCCCCGGCTTGTCCTGCAGGATGCCGATCACAGGCTCGCCCGCGGCGTTCGCCACGGACACTGTGCCGGCTGACCCGAGTTCGACCGCCTTGTACTGGTCTGCACTCAGGTCACCTGCTGCCGGGAAGGACAGGCAGACTGGCGTGTTCTCGGTTGCCATCAGCCGCGCTCCTTCTCGTAGTCAGCGTAGAGCGACGGGTCGGCCTGCATCGCCTTGTCCACCGCCTGCTCCTTGGTAAGTGACGGGTCCTTCTCGAGGACCGCCTGCGCGGCCTTCTCGATCCGCTCGGACCCGCCCAGGTTGGCCTCGCGGCCACCCTTGCCGAGTTCGGCGAACAGCGCACCGGACTCGATCTGGCCGTTGGCCTTGGTGAGCAGTTCGTCGAGCGCCCGGAAGTCAGCCTCTGGCATGTGCGCCTGCGCGGACTTCAGCAGGTCGGCAACGCCGCGGGCCTCTCCCAGGTGACCGAGGGACTCGGCCTTGGCGAGGGCCTCGCGGTCCTCGCGTGCTTCACGCTCTGCCTTGGCGATCGCCTGAGCGTCCGCGGCGGACTTCTCGATGCTCTGGACGTACTCGACCAGAGCAGGGTCCGCGGACTTCAGCAACGCCTCGACGCCCGTGTCCGGCTCGTCACCTTCGAGGCCACCCTTCTCAAGGCGGTCCTGCTGCTCGAGGACTGTGTCCTCCAACTTGGTGACGTACTCAGCCACCTCGGGGCTAAGAGCAGACTTGTCGATCTCGTGAGGCATTGGTTCTCCTTTCGCCCCAGCGACCTTCCGCTTCTTCTTGCCGCCCCCGAGGGGGACGGGTACATGGACGTCATCGGGAGTGGGATCGTTCTTCGCGAGGCGGATGTGGGAATGCTGATTGGCAGGGCGTGGGACCAACGACACTTCGTCGGTCCTGACCTTGCTCAGCCGGTTAGCCACTGAGTCCTCCCGCGCTTCGTTGATGCGGAGCGTAACACCCAGCGACACCGTGTCTCGGCATCGCAGGTGTGTCGTGATCGAGTGTCGTCAGTCTCCGCACCCACGGCATGGGGTTCGTGCTGCTGCCCCCAACGCTACCGCGAGCGGGTCGTTCGGGGTGGGCATGCCCTGCCGGGACGCGCCGAGTGCCTTCGCGATCCGGTCGAGCCGTCGCCCCTTCTTCACACCTTCGGCTGCGGCCCCGGTCCCCTTCGGGATCAGACCCATCGCCATCGCGAACGCGTTTGCGAAGTCGAGGGCGGCACCGATGTCGAGGTCGATCATGTTGACCGGCATCTCGACGTCCCCCAGTTTGCCGTCCTGCAGGTCGACCCCGACTTTCGCCGCCCAGCGGTGGTGCCCATCGACGATGTACCCGTCGCGGGTCACGAAGATGGGGGCGTCGGGGATCTTCCCCGCCTCCATCGCCTTCGTCATTCCGGCGACCTTCGGGCCGACCAGTTCGGACTGGGATGCGCGGAGGTGGCTGGCCTTCACCGTCTTGGGGGTCACCTTGATCCCCATCACCTTCAGCGCGGCCGTGAACTCTTCCTCAATGTCGGCTTCCATGTCGGGGTCGTCGTTGACCTTCGCCCCGGCTCGGGAGCCGGCTGCGGCCTTCCCCTTGAACTGCGGCATCTTCGCCCGCGGGATGCCCTTGGAGTCGTGGCAGAACAGGTTCGTGCCGGGCACGCTGATCTTGCACAGGTCAATGTCGGGGGCGGACTCCCCCTTCGCCTTGGCTTCGTTCGCCAGCGACGCCAACTTGTCGAGCAGCGACGCGACCTCGTCGGGCTGCTCGAGGCGGACGTGCTTGCCTTCGGCGAGCAGTCGCACCGCCTTGTCGAGGTCTTTGCCGACCGCGACCGGGTCCTCAGCGGTTCCGGACCCGTCCGGCTTCCCCTTGGACTTGATCGCTGGGGCTGCAGCCTTCATGCCCTTCTTGTCGCCTCGGGCCGCTGCTTCCCCGGCTCGTGTGACCGTGCCCTTCGGGAGTCCACCCCACTTCTTCGCCTTGTCCATGACGTCGTCGATCGGCTCACTGGACCCGAACGCGGTATCGGCGAACAGCCGGCCGTTCTTGGAGTTCGCCCAGGTGAAAAGCGCTTCGTCGCTGACCCCGTTCGCCCTGGCGTACCGGAGCAAGGCGGCGTCCACCTCAGCGACTCGCTCGGTCTGGGCCGGGGATTCCGGGTCGGACCCGTCGAGCGCGTTCTGCCGCTCCCCCAGGTACCCGTACCCCTGCCAGTCGTCGTTGCTCATCATGGAGTCGAAGGTGTCGCGGGCCTTGTTGCGGAGCACCTGATCGGCCATCGCCTGCGTGACCTTGGAGTAGCCCGACTGTCGGCTCGGCTCACCTGCGCTCTGCTTGGCCTTCAGCCCGTCGACGAGTTCCTGCTGCTTCGCGGACAGGGGTGCCTTCGCGCTGGCCTTCGCGCCGGCAGCGGTAGCCGCCTGCCGGGCCTGCCCGCGGCGGGTGTCGGTGCGAGGCTTGTAGGAGTCCCACTTGCCGCCTTGTGCGGCGCTGGCCGCGATGAAGGCTGCGTCGGAGTCCCCGGCGATCCCTTCGTCGTGCACCTTCCCGTCGGGTCCGGTGATCCGCCATACCTCGTTGCCGGCTTCGTCGCGGTACAAGGACCCGTACCGCTGCAGTGACGTACCGGCGTCGGCGTCAGCGCGCACCGCCTTGTCCTTGGCCCGCTCCGCGTCGACCTTTGACGGCTTCTTCTTGGCGGGGGTCTTGCCGCTCATCGCCGAGAGTTCGGACTGGTCCGGCACCCCGCCGCGACCTCGGACCTCTTTGCCGGGCTGCCCCTTCCCGTTCAGTGTCGCGCCTTGCGAGGCGTGCTGTGTCTTGCCGTTCACCGTCGCCGCCCGGAACCGGCCCTTGGTGTCGAACTCGACCACGACCGGCTTGTTGCTCGTGTCGGTCAGGGAGTAGCGGACCCCACCGGAGGTCTGCTTGAACGAGTCCTTGCTCGGCGGCATGGTCTGCACCTTTGTGCCGGACACGGTGAACGACATGCCGTGGCCGTCCTGCAGCGCCGCCGCGAACGCCTTATCGAACGCGCTCCCCAACGGGTCCAGGGTGCCGCCGTGGCTCTTCTGGTTGTGCCCACCGGGCAGGTGCTTGACCACCGCGGCTGCGTGCAGCGCGGCGACCAGCGGGTCCGTCCTGTCGCCTTTCGCGACCGGGGTGAACCGCTTGGTGACCTTCCCGACGGGGTTGTGGCCGGGTTCCCGCTTCCCGACCCCTCCGATGCTGAACCCGGTGTAGCGGCCCTTCTTCACCCCGTCCCACACCCCGTCGTCGTGGACCTTGAAGCCTACCCACCAGCCGTGCGGCAGCGCGTCGGGGGCCAGCCCGATCGCCTCGAGTTTTTGCGGGGTCGCCACGAACGACTCCACCATCGTCGCCACGCCCTTCCGAAGGTGCGTGTCGCCGCCGTCTCGGGAGTGCAGGACGTAGTCGTAGGCGGTGTCCTCCAACTCGTCGAGGGACTCCCACCAGTCGTCCTGCTTGTCGATCACCGTGGCACCGTCGAGGACGGCGACGTTCCCCCACCCGAACACCAGCCGCTGGTCGTCGTCGGTCTTGGTGATCGTTGCCTGCACCTTCGTGGCTTCCACCGTTGTCTCCCTCACGCCTTGGCCTTGAGCGCTTCCCATTCAGCGACCGCCTTCGCGGCCTTGGCTCGGGTGGCAGCGGTGACGTCGCCGCCTCCCGCCGCCCATCGCTTGATGGTACCGATCGCGATGGCGATCGCCTGCGACTTCGGACGGCCCTGTCGGATCAGCGCGTGCGCGATCGCCCGCACGAACGAAGGCAGGTCACCGCCCGCCCGCTCAATCCAGTTGTCGTCGTCGCCCGGCTTCGACGCAAGGCTGGACGTGTCGTACTTCGCGATCACCGAGTCGATCCGGGCTTGCCGCTCGACGGCCTTCTCCAGCGCGACGTCGTCCACCTCGGTGTTCTCAGCGGTCGGGAATGAAGGGGGCGCATCCAGCCCTGGCAGCCCCTGCCCGAACGGGTCGGGGTTGTAGCGCTCGGTGTCCCACGACTTCATCACCCCTGCCGGGTTCGGGTGGACCAACGACAGCAGCGACGTGTCGCCCTCACCTGATGCGTCCGCCTTCCACGCCGGGTTAGCCATTCCAGGTCACTCCCTCTCCCAGGTACTCCTTGATCTGACTTTGCGGGACCGAGGGGTCGAAGGCGACCACCTCGTATCCCAGACCTGCCGGCATCATGATCTCCCCTTCGCCGCCGCCTTCGCCCATGCTCGGGTATGCGCTGCCGTGCGCGCCCAGGACCCCGTCCCGGTCGAACACGCCCCGCCACACGACCACAATGTCGCCGCCCCCGGTCACCCCACCCTTGGCTGCCATGCTCGGGTGGACGGTGAAGGACGCCACGCCCCGCTGCGAAACGGTGTCTGTGACCTTCGCCCACTTCACGTCCGTCAGGCCCTGCGTGTCCGACCCGGAGTAGACCGGCACCCCGTTCTGCTGGCACCACGCTTTGCTCAGCCGGGTGCCGCGCAGCACCGCCACCGACTCAACCCCCGCCTTGGCCCACTGCTTCTGCGCCCCGTAGTTCCAGCCGGCGAGCGCCGCCAGGTACTTGTTCCGAAGGGTCTGGTTGGACTTGTAGTCCGCGAGGTACGAGTACTGCCCGTTGGAGAACTGCAGCGTGATCCACTGTCCGGTGTGCGGGTTGTAGATCTTGAAGTATTGCCCCGCCGTGCCGGGCGGGTTCGGCTGCTTCTCCACCGACTCCAGGTCGAACCCGTACCGCTCGAGCGCGGCCCACTGCAACCCGAGCACGTCGGACTGCGTGACCGCCCCTCCCCACGACGACGCCCACTGCTTGAGGGTGGACGCGTCGAAGGTGTGCCCCCACGCCGCGGACGCTGCCTTCGCCATGTCGCCCGCCGTTGTGTGCGGAACGTCAGCGAAGAACCCCGTCTTGGTTCGGGCCAGGTGCGCCTTGAAGAAGTTGTTCCGCTCGACGTCGTCCCGCGACGGGTGCTTCGGGTTCGAAGGGGACGGGTCGAATGAGGCCGGGTCGAGCAGCCCGGACACCTGCCCGGTGATGCCGGCCTTGTGGGACTCGGTGGCGTTCTGCATCCACTGGTCCCACTTCGCGGCGAAGTCAGGCGACGAGTCGTAGACGGTGCGCCAGTCGGAGTAGGTCCACGGGTCGTACGACTGCGGTGGCTGCTCAGCCCACGGCCCCTCCCACTTG